ACCTGTGGGAGGACGCGCCATTATTACATCCAAAGCGCATAAAATGACAGCCACGCGGGACTATATGGTTTGTCGATTGCGCGGGTGCCATCTTTTAATTTTATGGCGGAGTGGCGGGCGATGTATTAAAAAAATAAAATGTATTATATACATAATAAAAAATGGGATTAAGTGACGCACTACTCGATAGCATAACAAGCATAATTGATGATATTGCTCATCTATATGACAATGGAGAAGTAATGATGGATGAATTGCCGTGTGACGACCATCTCCTATGTGTAGTTTCAACTATTTTAAAAGTGGTCGCGAAGAGATTTGTTTTGCCGTCCGATCCCGATTATGATGAAAAAATGAAAGCAATAGAAGCTATAGATTGGTTACTAAAAGCCCGCAAGCACATAATTGCACACATTGAAGAATATTATATGGATTGATATATAATTAATATAAATTTTTATTTTTTTTTAATATATACAATGGAAAAACTAACAAAAGCTTTAGTAGAAATACAAACAAATTTTGGAAAAAAATCAGACATTCTCACCCGAGAATATGGAGAATCAAGCTTATTAGATATATGGAATTCTCAAATCCCAACATTTACAGAAGCTTCTGCGGAAGAATGGGATAATGTTTTAAATGCTCTTCAAATAGTTTTGAGGCTAAATTTTCCAAATTCAAATAGTTTTAATGCCACAATCAGTAAATTTCGCAAACCCATCAAAAAAGCTAATTTTATTGCCCCATATAGGCAATCTCTAATAATTCTCGGAAGGTCAAAAGAAGAAGCAATTCAGCAAAAAGAGAAATATAAAGCTTCGGTTCTAAAAAAGAATGAAGAACGTGCAAAACTTCCAGTCGTGTATATTGATGATATATTAGAAAAGATACCCATTTTGATAGCATCAGATAACATTTATGAAAATGCCATAGGGGTTATGCTCGCCACACAAACCAGAAGTATTGAAGTCTTTTTTTGCGCTACGTTTAACTTGAACCAAGATGCATCACTAATAACAATTTCCGGATTGGCTAAATCTTCGGACTCCTCTAAAACGGTTACAAAAAAAGTGGTTGGATGTAGTGGTTTAGATATAATTAACTGCATTTCTAAAATAAGATTAAAATTTTCCGACAGGGAAAATTCGTCGATGCCTGTAGGATGTGGTGATGAACAGTTAAAAAGCTTTATTAATACTCACTTAAACGAGGCATTCCGCAAACATATACATTTAGAGATGACCGCTCATAAATCCCGTTATATTGGCGCCCATATTTCCTATATGCTTTTTGCTAAACAAACTGATATTCCTGAAATAGTATATATACAAAAGATACTGGCGCATCAGTCTCCAGAAAGCACTTTATCCTATTTAAGTATAAATGTCAAATACAAACAAGAAGTCATCGATTCTGCACCCGAGCATGTACGAATAATAATATATCAGCTCCAAAACAAAGTGCTCGAGTTGTCGCAAAAAAATACTCCATGTGATTTGTCGCCATTCAGAAACTCTGGAGCTCGAAACATTTCGGCAGAAGATAAAATAAAAAAATGCCTGAATGCTATACGATTGGTTAAACAGTCTGGCATCAAAATGACACAAATTCAAATGAGAGAACACTTGGGATATTCATCTAATTTAGTCAGCAAAGCATATGAGATCGCCCGTCAGGAAGGCATATTGTAGGTGGTGGTGGCTCCCTATAAACAGAAATAAAAAAAGTAAAATAAAAAAAATTACAAGATTATAAGAACGAAGCAGTATGGATAATCTAAAAAAAAGCGACCTTATGGCTATCATAAAGCAAGCTAAAAAAAATAACCTAACATGCGCTTCGTATAGTTCCATGAACAAGAGACAACTCAGAGCCCATGCTGAAAGTCTCGGATTGATTCAGCCCGAACAAGTAATATTTAGTCCTTTGATTAGTATGGAGACTTCAGCCAAAAACATGGTATTTGCATCTACCGCCGGTAACAAAAAAAAGAGTTCTTTTTTGAGGCGCATTAGACGCGCTATAGAATTATGGGATAGCGCAAGTCCTAACCAAAAAAAAGAATTGGAAGTTAAGATTGTCGAAGATTATAAGAAGCTGATGAGCCACGATTAGATTTTGTGCTTGGTTCTAAATTCCATAAACATTTTGTGCATATCGACGTTTTTTGCCATATCCTTTTTGCAACATTCAACCAGTTTGTTGTATTCTTTCAATGCTGCTGTCTTTTCTTCTGAAGTTAATTGTTTCGATCTTTTAATCCTCAGGATGAGGAACTCTTTATCTTGTAAAAACAGCTCAACTCTATTTTTATTTTTTTTACTTAGCCGGATAGCTCTCTCTGTAGATTTATCTACGTGTTCCTTGACGAGACTTTCTGTTTCGAACCACCTTCCTTCAGGATGCGCTCGCATGAATTCATGAACTATTTGCTCATATTCTGGTTCAAACAGATACAGATTGTTGCGGCTATTAATTATTGAATTTCCATTCTGCGAATATCCAATTGGGGGAAGTTCGTTATACTTTTCTTTATAAATTTTAGAAAATTTAATAGATAAGCTTTTAATCCAACTCTTTCTAATCCTATGATATGGTCTTTCGATAATAGCTCCATCTTCCAGCTCCTCCGAAAACTTAGGAAGACCATTTTGAAAGTAGCCATATTTTTGCAGTATATGACTCGCAGAGAAATACGTATGTGGCACATCCCGGTCTATGAAATCGTTTTTGCACTCCTCATCTAATACTTTCTTTTTAATCAGCCGATGATGGGATTTTTTAATCTCATGCGCCACTTCGGATTTTTTAAACTTGTTAGACGTTAAATATTTATTGACATGCTTTAAGATAAAAATTTCCAATTTATAAAAATGGCGTTTGGATATTTGTAACTTCTTAATGTCAGACATTTTTTTTATAGTTCAATATATATTATTTGTTTAGATGATTTTTTTTTCTACTTATAAAAAACTATATATTTAACCTTTTTTTTCGTAACATAATTTTCCCTTTAAACTAATAAATGTCAGATAGTATATAACAAAAAAAAACCCCGCCAAGAGTATTAAAAATGATTAAAGTTAGAACTTGTTTAAAGAGCGCTAAAGTGGAACAACTCTCTGTTGAATATATTACAGAAAAGATTAAATTATCTTTAGATGGAAATTTTTCAAAGGCAACACTTTTTGAAGTAATTGACGGAGCGTGCCGTGCTTATATCGACTACGACATGGAATTGAAAGATTGTGTCAGCAAGGAGCATTTAATCGAAACGCGAAACAATATGATTAAGCAAGTGCGTGAGATCCTAAAAGACCATGAAATTGTTGTTGTGGATGGGAGCCGAGTTAAGAAAGAAAAATACTTTGTCTCCCTTCATATAATTTTCCAGAACAGATTCTTCCGTTCTGGATTGGGTGTGCTTAAATTCGTAGAACAGTTTTACGATAAAATCCCATTTGACCGCTCCGTTTACAAAGCCGCAGGAAAGATGCAACTCATGCGATTGCCGTATTGTGGGAAAACAGATGAAGACCTTAAATTCATGAAAATATATGGAAAAAAAGCCGGAAAGAAGTTCGACGCGGTTACCCTGGAGCAATATAAGCAATGCTGCATTACGCTTATTCCAGAAGATGCCATCTTGGAAGGGGAAGAAGTGGTTATTAATGATGTCGATAGCAAGACAGACCCCCAAGACGACGAAGAAACTTGGGCGTTTTTAGAAAAATTTCAAAAATTAATGCCAAACACTCAAATAATTGGACGCGGACTAAAAGAAAAAGACACACAAATCATTGACTTAAAAAAATCGACAGATAAATGCCCCATGGCAGGAAGAGTGCATAAGCACAATAGAAACTATATAGTGCATAATATTAAAAAAGACACATATATTTTAAAGTGCTTCGATCAAGATTGTGAAGGAAAGTTTAAGAAACTAACGTCCGCAAAGCCGTTTATTGCCGAAGTAGAAGTTCCAACCACTGACGACCATTTTACTGATGGGTTAATGAAGCTAACTTTTGACACACTGATTCAGGGTGACTTTAATGAAAACTGCCTGGCAAAACTATTTATGTCCGCATTTGCCAACGAAAAACAAGATTTAAAAATTGTTGATAGCTTTGGCAACGGGTATCTATGGAATGGTCTTAGATGGAAATATTACCCACATATTACTCTAATTGCGCTTATAGGAAACTCCTTTGAATCAGCCGTTAGAAATGTGCATAAATATTTAGAAATTAAAATAGACGAAGCCGAAGGTGCCGAAAAAAGTTACTATACTTTGCTAAAGAAAAATGTGACAAATTCTTATAAAAAGCTAAATTCCAAAACCGGCATGAAGAACATCTTTGAATTAGCCAAAATTGAAAATGGTCCTCTATTTATGAAGCACAACATATTTGACGAAAACAGCGACTTAATTGGCTTTGAAAATGGAGTATATGACCTAAGTGTTGGAATATTTAGACCATATGGAAAGAGTGACTTTGTGACTATGTCAACCGGATATGACTATAGACCTGCCCAAAGCTCGGAAGTAAAAATATGGAAGGACTTCATATCTCAAATAATGCCCATAGAATGCGAACGTAAGTTTTTGTTAAAAGTGCTATCCACCACCCTTTATGGGCGAACGATAGAAAATTTATTCCTCCTAATTGGAAATGGTCGAAATTCCAAAGACACCTTAATTACCTCAATATTAAACAATATATTGGGACCAGACTACTATTACAAGGCGCCGAGCGCCCTATTAACGAGTACTTTTAAACAGGGAGCCTCTCCAGAAATCCATAACATGAATAAAAAGAGATGTGTAGTTATCACAGAGCCAGATAAAAAAACAACATGGAAGTGTGCAAATATTAAGGAGCTAACAGGCGCCTCCGCTATAAACGCAAGAACACTTTATCAGACGCAAACCGAGACAAAGATTCACGCAACAATTATGGTGCTTCAAAATAGCGTACCAATGGCAGACGATATGGATAACGCGCTGGCTTCAAGGATACAAGGGATACCCTTCAGAGCGCAATTCTTAAGTGATGAAAAATTAAATGAGGTGCCAGAAGACACACCTTACGTTTATAAGTGCGACGCACGATTTAAAAGCCAGCAGTTCATTGAGTCTGTTAAATATGCTGCGCTACAAGACCTATTGCAAGAGTTTAAAACATTTGATTCGGAAGGGCGTGTAATTAACAACGTGCCTGATTCAATTAAAGAAATTACACGCGAATACATCGAAAACTGCGACGAGTTCCTTCAATGGTTTAAGGAAAACTATGAATATGTAGATGACGAAGATACATTTATACCATTCAATGAATTATATGATACTTTTAAACGCTCAGAATTATTTGCAAATTCAAACAAAACAGATAAACGGCGCCTCACAAAACAAAAAATGATAAAAGATATTTTGGACAACCCAAACATCCGACCTTTTTATAGAGAAAGAAGAAAAATAAGAGGAAAAGATTATAGAAATATTATTTTAAAACATAAAGCAGTGAAGCAAGAGAGAGAAAATTGCTCATCAGACGACGAATCTTAAAACTTTTCAATAGAAGCCGCAAAATATCAATTCTCTTTTTTTTCAATAGGCGTCATTTCTTGCCCGGGGGGGCGTCATTTTGTGCCCGAGCAAAGTAGAAGGTATAGAGCGAGCCAGAGCATACAGAGCCCCCAAAAGTAGTTCAAAAATGCTAGGCGTCATTTCTTGCCCCAAAAAATTTTATATTTTTCTCACCTACATTTTTTTTTAAGTTCGCGTACTAGAAGATTTTTTGGGGCAAGAAATGACGCCTAGCATTTTTGAACTACTTTTGGGGGCTCTGTATGCTCTGGCTCGCTCTATACCTTCTACTTTGCTCGGGCACAAAATGACGCCCCCCCGGGCAAGAAATGACGCCACCTCTACGTCTTTCTCCTTTTCTTTTCTCTCGCTCTCTTTGTTTCTTTTTTTCGGTCGCATATTGCGACCATAAATGATGTGTTGTTGTTGTTTGGTTTCTTTTTTGGTTTTCTTTTTATTATTTTTCTTTTTTTAAGAAAGAAAAAAAAAGATAATACACACCTTCCTCTCAACCATTATGGTCGCAATATGCGACCGAAAAAATTAAACATCAGGAATTTTAACAGGAAACAGCTTCTTTAGTATAGTTAGATTCTTTTCAACGTCGTCGCTGAATAGGTTTAAAAAGTTTTCAAAGCGCTTTTCCAATTTTAGTTTCTTGTGATGTTGCATAAACCATAGGAAGAATAGAACATATATCCCACACCATCCGCTATTAATGTTCTGAATGTGTTTATCGCTTACGAGGACTTTTATGCCTATTTTTTTAAGAGAGTCGCGCACTTCTAATGGGGGATTTACACCGAATGAGTCGAAATAAGCTATTGCGTCGTTTTTTTTTCCGTCATCTATGTGAAAAGCTACCCAATGAGTTCCTTGACTATCACTATCTGCCATATTTATTATGTAGCCGCCCGGGCGTAAAAACATATCATTTAACTGGTCTTTGAATACAACGGCATTTAGTGCCACACAGTGCTTCGCGGCAATTTCAAACAGTTGCATATCTGTGGTTAGACTCATTTTTTAAAATATACTTATCGGGTTATTTTTTTAAGCCCCCATAAATGAACCCCCCATGGGTAGTCCTCTGCGGCGACCAGCGCCGGCTACTTTAAAAGAGCCGCCCGTTGGCACCGAGTAAAGTGCGGCACCACCGCCTATAGCTGGCAGCATAACAGGGCGCATTGCAGGGTGGGTATGATTTAAAAAGTTGCTATAATCACTCTTTATTCCGCGACCGCGTCTAAGCCCATAAGCTCCTGTTTTTTCTCCAAGCTGTGTAACGAGCTTGTCGCCATACTCTTCGTCGAGTCGCGAAATGTCTTCGGCAAATTTGGGAGCCACTTTTTTTGCCTTTTCAACAAGGGCTCTTCTGCCGGATTGAACTGCATTTTTTAGGTGTGGGGCTACATATTTTTTGGCATGTTTTTGGTAAAAGTCGCGGGCTTTCTGTAGTTCTTCACGGAGTCCGTATGCCGAGGAGTAATCGCCAAATTTATCCACGGCGGCTTTGACGGCTGGTCCAGCTACGCCAAGTCTTGGGGCGATGGCTTGGAATCCCGTATCAACGCCTTGTCTTACAAGGGGTTTTAGGTTCTTTTGATAGAAGTCAGTATCTATGACATTAGATTTGACCCATCGGGCTCCTTGTTTTACCTTGTTGAAGGCATTCTTGAAGAAGTCGGCAATGCCTTCTCCGCTATGTTCCATTTCGCGGGCATTTAGGCATACTCTGCAGCCTCGACCGGCACGTTGAGCACGGCGGACTTTGTTTGCCGTTTTTGTTTCCAATATCAACCAGTGGGTATTGTCTTTAAGGGCACTTGGTGACAGTTGAATAGTGCCACCTTTCATCAGTTTCTTTGCCTGGGGCAATGTTAGTCTCATTGAAACACGTTCCATTATGTGTAGATAGGTATATACTTGACAAAGTTAAAAAATTATTTTTTTTAAATACTGCTTCTAACAATTTGTCCATCTTCCAGATTAACAGTAATTGACCTTTCGAACTCCACGAAGCAGTAAAGGTCGAGTTTCTTTGCGCAGGCGTTTGAACCAGAGATCACAATACTCTTTGGGACTGAATTTTCTGCAGTCATTCTTCTACTGACATCACATACATAATATCTATAAAGATAGGTCCATTCAGTGTAACCGATCAATCCACTTTGAACCCCAACATCAAATGGTCCGCCATTCACACCACTTCGAGACATTTCGTCAAGGAATTGTTGAAAATCGTAGTTTTCGTTTTGCTGAAACATGTTTTGTCCGGAAACTTGCACGTTAAAGTTTGTAAGAGCTGCCAATGGACTGGTGGTGGCGGGAACGGTGTCAAAGAAAGATTGAGCGGGGTTTAATGCAGCAGATGCTGCATTACCAGCCTCTCCGTTAAAGACGGGAATAACAATGACTTTCTTTGGATTAACTATACCGTTTGTTAAGATGGCGTTGAATGATGAACCAGCTGATACGCCCAAAACATTGTAGTTGTAGATATCCCTATATGTAATGGTTTTAAACTTGTTCATGGATAAATACTGTTCTTCTCGGACGGGGTTGAGCATGTAAGCTGGAACATACCATCTAACAGCCGATAATGGTGTAGAAACGGAACTTGCTGGGGAAGCCGTTTTTGTAATTCCACACGACACTGTTAATGAGTTATTAACACCCAAAATAGCTGCATTTGGATTTCCATATGCACCAGAAGTGAGCATTAGGGGGTTTGAACGACCACTAAGCTGTGTGAGAGTCGAAGTCATCGCAGGACCATCAACCCTGGCTACTGTTGCCAAAACACTATTATAATTTATGGTAACTCTTAGAAAGACTCCTCTGAGTAATGGGATTTTATCAAAGAAATCACTTAAATCCCTCATCCTGATAGTTGCGGTGATGACAAATTGATAGATAGCTGCGGCACCAGCACCCTCAGTGGTCCAATAGTTTTTGGCAATTTGGTTAGATGCAGCGGTTGAAGCAATGGCTGGGTTTCCATTCCAGCCAGCGGCTGGACTAAAAGCATTGAGTTTCTGTCTTTCTAATAATCCATAATTAACGTTTTGTGAATCGAGAGTAGTTCTCCAAGCTGGTCCAGTAATCTTATCATCAGCTGTTAGATAAGAGTTATTCAGAAAGTTGTTTCTGGTTCCAATTCCGCTTGAATCAGACCCTGTAGCATCAAAGCTCGCTGAGCATGGATTATCGAGCGAAAACCCAATAACGCTTCCAAACTTCTTTACATCAGAAGGGGAAAGCTCAGTATTCAATTTATAACTTACATGGTAGTTTAAAAATGGTTGAAGTTGGACAACATTGCTATTTCCCATATCAACCTGAATAGAATCAATTAATTGATGGTGACCATTCTTAAGACCAACCATAAATCCATTTGCTATATCCCCCGTCGCAATATCGACGGTGGATTTAAGAGAGACAACAAGTGGCACTTCAATGTAGGATTCGCTGTATGCTAAGAATCGCCCACTGTTGGCTAAAGAGCTGGTTTCCAAAATAATTTGACCGGAATAAGAACCTCCATTTGAATCTTGCACAAACAAAACTTCCTTGTCGGTCATATCTTGAGGGCTTACTTGAGCAGAAGTGCTAACATTGTATAAGTATTCATCGAGCATAGACATGGCGGCGAATTGATTGAACGTATAATATACTATCTACACATAATTTTTGACAAAAAAAAATAAAACAAATTATTCCTTTACTTTCTAACAAAAAATTATAGAGAGATATAACGATTCTTGAACTGTTTTTTTACTTTTGGCTCTTCTTTTGGATTTTTTATCTTTAGGCGGGCGAGCTTATTAACCATTTCTGACATTTGAGGGTTGCCATTATCGTTCATATCTAACTCTACGTGTTCTTTTGGTTGCTGAACCAGCATATGTAGTATCTGACCGCGACCTTGACTGTGTTTGAAGCACAGAACGTTTCGTGATTTGATTAGCTTTGGCATTTGTATATATTTTGTTTATAAAGTTTTTTTTAACAAGTATATAAACCGAGTATGTTGTCGCGGACACAGCTTTATCCTATTATTATAAATGGCGGAAATGTTGTTTCTGGCTCCAATAACGCCATCTATAGATATCAATTCCCTGTTGGGAGTGTTAGGTTTAACAAGTCCAAAGTTGCCGTTAGTAGTATTTCTATGTATTACTCGTGGTATAACATCTTGGCATCTTCAGATAATAACACATTTAGCTATGTGTGGTATTCGAGTTCTGGTTCTGTAACAGAAATCATCACCATTCCAGATGGATTCTATAGTATAAGTGAGATAAACTCATATCTACAGAGCCAAATGATATCAAATGGTCACTACCTTGTTGATGATTCTGGAAACTATGTATATTATTTAGAATTTGTCACCAATAGCACATACTATAGCATACAGCTCAATAGCTACCCCATTCCTACGTCACTCCCATCGGGATGGACAAACCCAGCAAGTATTACTTTCCCCACTGTCGCAACTACGCCTCAAGTCACTATTTCGGCAAATGCTTTTCGTGACATTATTGGTTTTAATGCTGGCACGTATCCGGCAGCCGTGCAAACTACAACGTATAGTAAGTTGTCGGATTATACCCCACAGGTCACTCCAGTCCAAAGTGTTATTTTAAGTTGCACACTACTTAATAACAAGTATTCTAACCCCGGAACTATTTTGTATGCGTTTTCGCCGGCTGGGACAAATTTTGGTAGCATTATTCAGAGTAACCCTTCTGAGTTTTCATTTGTAGATATTCAGGATGGAAACTACAATACTTTTGATATTGCTTTTTTGGACCAGAATTTTAATTATCTCCCTATAAACGATAGCAACTTAGTAGTTCAGCTACTAATAGAAACACCCAATGAATAAAAGTAGATAAATTAATTTGTATAACAAATTATAAAAAGCTTAGAACTAAATGAACGAATTGACAAACTTTTACGATAAGCTTCCAAAGCGCTACAAGAGAGAATATCATAATCCGAGCTTTAAAAAGCATCTAATGAAGATACCATTTAGGGCGCTAATAGTAGGAGCAAGTGGTTCTGGCAAGACGCAGTTAGTATTTGAAATGATTAAGCGCATGAAGAACACGTTTAATAAAATAATATTATGTGTGAAGAATAAATCTGAACCCCTATATGAGTGGCTCGAAGATAGCTTGACTGAGGACCAGTTGGAGATATATGAAGGGGCTGAAAACATTCCAGACGTAGATCAATACGATTCGAAAGACTGTCCCGAACAAATATTAGCCATATTTGATGACCTTGTGTTGGATAAGCAACAGGAAAAAATAACTCAGTTCTTTATAAGGGGGCGCAAGATATCTGGGGGCATTAGTTGCGCGTATTTGACACAGAGCTACTATCAGACTCCCAAAATCATAAGGCTAAATTGCAACTATCTATTTATTAAGAAACTATCAAGCGAGCGCGACTTGAACCTCATATTGTCTGAGGTGGCTCTTGGGGTGTCAAAAGATACCTTAATGGACATATACAAAAGAGCCACCAATGAGAAGCTAAACTTCCTTATGGTCGATATAGACGCACCCAGTGAGAGTCGGTTTCGAATAAATTTTTTAAAAATAATTAAAACTTAACAAATTTCTGGAAACTTGATTGTGTTTTTTTTATTTTTTTTTACTTTTGACAAGTATAATAAGCCTAAAAATAATGATTCTAACTGGCTCAAAGACCGCTCGCGAACGTGATGATAGAATGAAAGATTACTATAACAATCTTCGCAAAAAGATAAAGCTCAATGTGAATTATGAACAGGCGGTTAACTCAAATATAGATAGAGTCAATGCTGGGGTTCAGGAACCACCCCCTCTTGAGCAAAACAAAGACTTGGAGATGAATGATGCTGCATTACAAAAGCAAAAGGCATTTGAAAAAATAAAAACTATTCTTAAGAAGCAAGATGAGGCTATACGCTTTATTGATAAACTCGAAGAATCAGAAATTGTCCCTTTTAACAACTATTTTAGTCGGTTTGTTCCAACAACTGAGGGGCTGGATGTTAATGATGCGGACTTTTTAATAAAATTGTGGGATTCTTTTAAAAAGAAAGTGATACTTTCAGACAAAGATTTACCTATTTTAGGGACAGAGCTTGAAGTATATAAAAATAATTTACAGGCTAAAGCGGACAGCATCCTCGAATATGCTATAGAACTTGGATTAGATGAGCGCCGCGTGGGTATTGCACTCAATGAGATGGTAAATAACAATGATGTGTCGGCTATGGATAAGTTTTATTTTAATCTGTTATCTAAAGGACCTCAAGTTGCAAGCCAAATGCTCCAAAGAGAGATTGGTCAAGAACAAGGACAGAAGCAAGAAGAAACCATTCCTATAGTGACTGAAACTGTATACCCCCAAGAGTATGTTGATGCTGCTGAAAAAAGATTGCAAGAGCTCAATGAGAAGCGTGATAAAATACTTGAGGGGCTTAGACAGATTGAAAACGTTGATATATTTACACATCCAGCCAAAAACACGCGCGGGGCACCATTTATTTCTCGAAAATTAAACACTCGGGACTCTGAAGATTATGGAAAGAAATATATGAATAACCTCAGAACTGTGATAAGGGATATTAACAAAGTCCGTAAGTCGGTAGGTATGGACCTTGTTGAAACCCCCGAGGATATCGGCATTGAAGAAAAAGAAGAGCGTGAAATAGTGCCAAGGTCTGGTTCATTTGATTTTGATCAACTTGATGAACGAGATTTGGACTTGTTGATAAAGTTATCCAAAGCGAATAGTAATTCAATTAAAGATTATATTTTAGGCTTACATCCAGATGGTAAATTTACTTTAAATGGCGTAACATACAACATGAAAAGGAACCCTCCAGCTATGTCGAAACAACTTGAATATATATTGGAGCCGTTCTATGAGAAATACACCAACGATGTTGTCATCTCTCCAAAAGTTCTCTTTGAAGAACTTAAGAGAAGTAAGGAATACAAGGATTTTATTGAAAGGGGAATGGAACAAGAAATAGATGAGAAGGATAAAGAGCTTGCTCGAATAGCAGAAGAGAAAAAAAAAGAAGAAAAGAAAAGACAAACAGAGATTGAGCGCGATAGAGAGGAGTCAATAAAATCATTAGAAGCTCGTGCAAACAATTTGATTTCGGAAGCGGCATCGTTAGCGTATGTCTCTGAAAAAACTAACAGTGAAAGAGTAAAAGTCATTCAAGATTTGGTGGAAAATATAGCGAAGTCTGCTAGAGTGGAGGATGATTTAAAAATAGATGTAAATTCTGTAGAAAAAGCATTGAAGGATGGTATTGTAAATAATTCTACTCCATATAAGATAACTAATGAGGTTTTTAATGAGGTTTTTGGTAATTTCCTTGACGATATTAAAAATGGTATAGAACGCGTCAATGATAATATCAAGAATACAAAAGATAAAGCTAAAAAAGATGCGCTTAATATGGAACTAACGGATCTAAGAAACAAAAGAGATAATATTAAATCCAAATTTCCAGTTCTCAATTCTGCCATTGAAGGTTTTGTTGAAGCGTTTAAATCCTCGAAAAGAGACTATGAAAAGAATATCATACCCAAACTTTATCTCTATAAGTCAGATTATGAAGGTATTCGGTCAATATTGAACTCTGTTTTTGAAGTCAAACTTGATGATTTTGACAACAGCGTTAATAATATGATTTTAAAATATAGGGGGATAAAAACAAAAACTAAATCAAAAACTAAATCAAAAACTAAATCAAAAACTAAATCAAAAACTACGCCAAATAGTGGCACGCCAAGGGCTGAACTTGAAGAAAAAGAGACACCTAATGCGCCCCCAAGTGGAAGTGGTCGTGGAACAAAAACTCCCCCTGGGTTTAAATTTGGAAAGTATTTTATTGCAAAGAGAGCTCTTGGGGCTGGTATGTTAGATATGAGGTCGAAGTGCAACAGGACATCTACCCGCCTGCGCCGCACTCCTATTTCAAGTAGATTAGAAAAGGCTCTTATGTATATCATAAAAAATAACGACGTCGATGTTGATCTATTTGAAGCACTAAATCCCGAAGAAAAAAAACTATTCTTATACGCTGTGGAAATAGCCGAAGTGGATTTGGACAGTATTAAATTTGATATATTTAAAAAGTTGAACTCTTCGGACATATATAAAGAAACAGATGACCTAATTGACAGATATCACGTGCTCGTTGGACAGTTGGGTGCTGGCAACAATGCGCCAGAAATTATAAGAGAACTGCGCGGCATCTTGTTTAGTCTATTGCAAAAAAGAAAAATAGACAAGAGCTACGCAAATGACTTATTAACCATGCTCAATACTATATCTTAGTTTCGAACAATTTTTAAGAACGGCAAAAAAAACTTTGTTATACAAATTATAAAGTATGAGTAGCTATCCACCGCCAGAAAATAACTCTCCTATTTATAATCCGGGCACTTATACAACAGATACCTCATCACTAAATATAGAAGATGGAGATAAAAGATACCTAAAACTAACAGGTTCTATTTCAAGTGGATTACAAACATTTAATGGAAACATCTCTACTGAGAAAATTTTTAGTTCTGGAAATGAATATTCATTTCCGGCAGTAGCTGGAACAATTGCTCTTTCAAGTGAAATACCAGATGTTAGTAACTTTGTAACCTTAACGACTGACCAAGCTATTTATGGTTTGAAAGTCTTTGAAGATATTGTTGATTTTAACGGAGGAATTCAGGGACCACTCGCAATTAGCGGAAACGTAAATAGCACGACGGGTAATTTTTTATCATCAACCGCTTCAGCATCTGGTGCATCGTGTAATTATCAATTAGTCACCACAAATAATGGACTACGCGCTTCTGTTGCCAACGAAGTTAGAATTACTACTGGCGGCTCTGATAAAATAATTGTAACAACTGGTTCAATTCAACACACACTGCAAAATAGATTTGTTTCAGGAACTGTTACGGTGCCCGGCATAAGTTGGACTTCAGACACTGGAAACAATAGTGGGTGGTATCTTATTGGAAATGATAACATTGGCGGTTCTATTAATGGAATCCAAACTCATCAATGGGATAGCACTGGTTTTAAATCATTATGCTATAGACCACTAAGTAGCACCCGAATAACTATGGCTCCAGTAACAGATAATACAACTGGTAGCGCTCAACTTAGAATAACTCCTTCAAGTGCAGGATGGGATTCCACTGGTTTAGCTTACCTTGAATTAGGAGATAGCTCGCATCAAATTTTTGCACAACACAGCTTTGGTATGGAAATACAGGATACAAATGCTATCAACTTAAACAGCGGCAACCATGTAAATGTTTATGACAATGGAACCACAAATTACTTCTGCATTGGAGACTTAACAGGTGATCCAATAGGAGACAATTCTTATGGATTAGCTTTTGGTTCTGGCGCTTCTGGCAGCTCCTTAAGTGTTTTTAGTAGCGTTAGTCATACAGTTAAAATAGGTAGAGACAACAATGGAGATGCCATTCGCTTCTACCGCAATAATGGTGCCTCTGTAACAGCCGTAGGAAGTATTTCTTTAACAACTACAAATACAACTTACAACACTACAAGTGACAGACGATTAAAAGAAAACTTAATACCAATTGATGACGCCCTATCAATCATTAACCAGGTGCAGACATATTCATATAACTTCAAAAACGACGACACAAAACAAACATTCCGTGGAGTGATTGCAGATGAGATTCAGCAACTAATGCCAGAGGTAGTAACTGGTTCTCCTGATTCTATAGACGAGTATGGTAACATCAATCCTCAAATGGTTGATTATAGCAAAATAGTCCCATATTTAATTAGAGCTATTCAACAGTTATCGGTATAAAATATATAACTTAGATTATAATGGGTCAAACTTTAAAAAAAATAGCTGACTTTAGGGTCAAAGATGTTCATTGTAAATCAACTTGCTGCCTAAAAGTTGAAAATTCATATGTTATCCACAAATGCTCAAAGTGTAACAGTCTTTATAAGGTTTATTCGCGTTCCGAGTTTCAACCGGATGAAGAAAAAAAAATTAATTAACAGTCAAAAATTATTCAACGGGGGACTTTTTTTTCTTTCCTCTTTTGGGCTTTTCAACTGGGACTTCAACTGGGACTTCAACTGGGACTTCAACTGGGACTTCAACTGGGACTTCAACTGGGACTTCAACTGGGACTTCAACTGGGACTTCAACTGGGACTTCAACTGGGACTTCAACT